TTGATATAAATCTAAATAAGTGTTATAATAGTAACAACTCGGAGAACAAGAATTGACAACATTTACATCAGACGATTTAAAAGCAGTAATGAACAATAATCCTGACCTAGTTAAGGAGGCACCGTATCATCCTGGATACGAAGATGCTGCCGTGATGATGAGCGACAAAGGTTACGAAGAAGCAAACTTAGCCGATGCTATCCGCTTTAATATGCGCCGAGAAGGTAAACGCTTTTGGGCTGGGGATAACATTAGTGATTACCTACACAAAGGTGATAAAGAAATACTAATCAACGAAGCCACTGAAGCTTTTGAAAAAGTATTAGATACATTGCTTATTGATCGTGAGAACGATCCAAACTCAAAAGGTACAGCAAGACGTCTTGCCAAGATGTATTACAATGAAATTATGGGAGGTCGTTATGACCCAGCACCAGATGCAACAGCTTTTCCAAACGATTCGGAAGACCGCTATGAAGGTATGTTGGTTGTGCGTAGTGAACTACGCAGTATGTGTAGTCATCATCACCAGCCTGTTAGTGGTGTTGCTTATATTGGCATCATCGCCGCTAATAAGCTCATCGGCTTGTCAAAATATACAAGGATTGCACAGTGGTGTGCAAGGCGCGGCACCTTGCAAGAAGAACTCTGCAACGATATTGCCCGCGAAATAATGAAGGCCACAGAATCAGAGAACATTGGTGTTTATATAGAATGCGAACATGGTTGTTGCACCAATAGGGGCATAATGGCACACAGCTCTTTGACTCAGACTACTGTTCTTCGCGGAGCATTCCTTAAAGATCCTGCTACCAAGAAAGAATTCTTTGACAATATTGCGTTACAATCAAGGAATGGCAAGTAATCCAAATCCGTTGTAAAAATGCCACACACAGAAGTTTGACTCAAAATAGCAGTTTTGCTATAATAGTTGTATGATCAATTATTATAGACAACAATAACCGTGAAAAAGAACATTGTGTTTCGCCGTACTGCTATGGTCATAGCAGTATCTACCGTGTTCTTATTATCGGCCTGTGGTGGAGGTGGAGGTGGAGGTGGAGGTGGATACACTAAACCAGATACTCCTACACAATACTATAGTTCTGGAACTTTAGCTAACTATGGATTTACTGCTGGATCAAGAAGTCAAGTTCCGTTTAGCACTCCGACTCTAGTCAGCACATTTAATCCATATGCAGGTAGTAGTAACACAGCCAATATTAGTCAGCAATATATTGTGCCAAATCTTACTGGCGATGGCGGTCAAGACATGATCGTCGCGGGCCGTATGAGTCAACCTGCTGCGCCTGGCTCCTGGGTTAACTCAAACATACAACTATTTGATTGGCAAGGTGGTAATTTTGTCAACGACACAGCCAAATGGTTCCCAGGTGGCATCAACTCTATATTAGGCACTGACCCCACAGTTCAATTTGCGGACTTTTTTCACAGTGGCCATACAGACATGCTTGTGGCTCCAAGTACGGATATGAATTACTACGGGCCAAATGGAAGTCAAGTATTACTTTTTAAAAACAACGGTAATCAATTTGGTCTAACAACTATTAATTTGCCCAACATTTGGGCACACGGTGTTGCAATCGCAGACTTAACAGGGTCTGGCTATCAAGATGTTATTATCTCTGACTATGGGCTCAACACCACCTTATTAATGAACAACCATGTTAATGGCTTTACAGCCTATACTAATGCTGTTAATGGTCCTGGCAATGATCTGGTCACTGGTGGGTCAAGTGCGGCGGCAGCAGACTTTATGGGCAATGGGTCGACTCAAATTGTCATGTCTGATAATGCCTGCCATGCCCATGCTGTTTGTAATACCTCATCAACTATTATGTACTCTTGGTCTATTGACCCTGCAACTAAACAAGCATCATTTGGTTTTATTAAAGAGCTACCGGTGCCAATTTTTGACCAGGCTCCGTATTCAATTCCAGGATTAACTAGTCATAATTATCTAATCATTAATAAAGACTTTTTGGGCAATGGCATACAGGATTTAATTGTTTTTAGTCAGCCCGGAATCTCTAGTGTAAAAATGTCGGCTATACAATTTTTACAAAATGATGGTCATGGCAACTTTACCGATGTGACTAACACAATGCTTGTCGGGTACAACATGAATACCTACGGTACCTACCATCCACAGTTTATTGATCTGGGAAATGGTCAAGAATCCATGATTGTCAGTGGTGCCAACTATTCAGGGACTAATAGTAGTACTCAAATTTTAATTAAACAAACTGCATCAGGGCCATACACAGCGGCATTTCAAAACTTAATCAGTAATTTTGCCAGCGAAGCAAATCTAATTGCCAACAGTCAAAATAATTCAAATCAAGTAGCAGTAGTCAAAGATCCTAGCAATAATTTATATCTTGTAACTACACTACAATACCAAGCAAGTGGGCGACAAATGATGTCTACTTATTTGAGTTTAATAGGGCCATCAGTAAGCACTACTACAGCACAGGCCGCGTTCAATCAAGTCAAGGCAACATGGCCATGGATGAGCCCGGCTCAGGTTAACCAAGTATTGGCATCAACCTCCAGTAGTTATATGACAGACGCCGGAACCGGATTAGTATTAAATCCTAACAACTTAATGAATCCAGTTGGTGCAATGAGTGTAGCTACTAGGTCTGGTGCTATGACACTATCTGGTGGTATTTCTGGTGTTAGTCTAGGCTCAATGAATCAATTACAGGCATTTGATAGTTTAGGCCGCAACTATACAGTTAATTTTTCCAATAATAATTACACGGGCCCTAACAGTTTTAATACCAACACCGAACATATTGATCAGTATAATATGACCAGCCATGCAGAGTACTTATTAAACGGTCCTACTAATACAGTATATTCACCGGTGGGTGCAATGAGGTTAGGTTATGAAAATCGTACTCCGTTTAATACCATGGGTGCGCCAATGGCACCCCGAGAGTTCGGTGACCAGTCCGGTAATCAAGGATTGTACTTGGGTATGACGCAACCTAAGCAGTGGAGTTTTGGTTTGCCGGAGATGTATCGTAATGGTAACTTCTATACTGGCATACAATATACAAGCCTTAATACCAATCCGTGGGTAAACTTTACTGGAGCATTTGGTTCGGTTAGTAATAGCGGCACCATAGAACAGGTAGCGACCTATTCACAAAATGGTTTTAGTATGCAGGGTGCAGTGATGAGAACTACAACCAACTTTAGATCTGGTATGGTAACCAATGTAAGTCCAATTACGGCGGCCTGGGCAGAAACAGGTTATCGATATACCGGAGACGGGGTTGGCGACTTGGGTATGTATCTCGGTGTTAAACCGGTAGTATTGAATGGTAGCGTGACAGCAACTATGCCAACAGGAGTTGACAATGCAGGCAATACAGTATATACTGCTAATAAGATGGGCATCGTGAGCAACACTACACCATACCTTAGAGTTTTATATACTGGTGTTATTGATCGCAACAATGGCTATAGACTGAGTGGTATGACTACTCAAGACGGTTTCTACCGCGCAATGGCCGAATATAGATATACATTTAATTAATATGACAACATTACTAGACGCACAAGAAGCAGGCATTGCACCCTGGATCGATAAGATAAAAGATCATCCATTGGTTGCAGTATACCTAGACCGATATCCTTGCACTCCCGGACATAGATTATATGTGCCCAAAGACGATAATCCAAATTGGATTGTGCAGGCCATGGAACAAGCCCTAGCCGACGGCAATCATATGGTTGCCCAAGGTGATTGTGATGGATTTAATATTGGATTTAATTCAGGAGAGGTTGCCGGGCAAACAGTAATGTATCCACATGTACATCTTATACCACGTCGCCGTGGTGATGTAGAGGATCCAGTTGGCGGCGTTAGAAATACTATACCAGGAAAAGGTAACTACAAAAAATGATTATTGAATTAATTGGAACTTGGATAGTTATCGGATTCTTTACAGCAATTGGATGGGGTGCTGCTCAAAAAACTGTAGTGGAGCCATATATTAATCCAGCAATTGACAAAGTAATGCCTCCAGTAAAACCAGAAGCACCAACTGAACAAACTAAATAAATTCACTAAGAAAGATATCAAATGGCACAAGACAGAACTTTTACACTCGAATTGAAAAATGATCAAACGATCACTTTGAAGTTTTCACCGATTGAATCTACCGGCGATCGCTTGTGGCAGATGTTTGCAACTACAGAAGCACTCGATATTGTGGAACAACTGATTAAGCCAAATACCCCAATCGAAACTGCGTCAGTTAAAAAGACAAGTGTTGTTAAACAAACTCCGATAGTTTCTAAAAACAAAAAAAATAAATAGTATTACAGCGGTCTTGGCGTCACTCCCGCTTTACAAACTCTGCCGCCTATGCTATAATTAACATAGGAGAATATATTTGAAACTACCATAGTATGATAAATAAAGTTAGACTACGGAGAGTTGAAATGTATTATCTTATGATTAAAGAGATTGAGCAAACAGGGGTAAAATACCTGTGTAAACGCAAACAATATAAAGACCCAGCAGATCACTTAAAATATAAAGGATCTGGTAAACTATGGCGTCGAATTCTTAATGCCCATCCAGAATACACTATAAAAACAACGGTACTCGGGCTATACGATAAAAATGATTTAGCAAAGTATGGACTATACTACAGTAACTTGTATAACATTGTAGAATCTAAAGAATGGGCCAATTTAATGCCCGAAGTCGGTGATGGTGGACAAACTCATAAAGGCACACACCCGTATATCAACCCAACAACTAATGCCGTTGTTTATAGAACTGAGTGTCCAGAAGGATTTATTCCGTTCGTCAATAAGCAAAAAGAGACCAGAGTTATCCATAATCCATTAACAGGTGAAGCCAAAAAGATTGATCCAACTGCTATTACCCCAGAAGGGTGGGTAGATGGTGGGGTTAAAGGTAAATCATATGGGCCAAGAAAAGGACAGACTAAAGTTTATCACAACGGTGAACATAAGATTTATATCAAACACGGAGATCCTGTTCCAGAAGGATTTGAGCCCGGCTTCCATTATACAGGAACTACCAAAGGAAAGATTGGGTGTCATTGCCCAACTACATTAGAAAAACGATACCTTAATAAGGGTGATACCTTACCCGATGGATTTGTAGTAGGGCTGGCTCCCACTACTGGAAAGAAGATAAGCACTCCGCATGGGGTTTTTGATAGTATAGCCCAATGTATGGGCACTACAAACTTGACACGGTACGCAATTGAGTGTAAAATTAAACAAAATAACAAATGGTTTTATATAAAGGATTAACATGACATATCAACCAGTAGCATATAAGTGGACTTCAACAAAAGAATATATTGATGCATTTCCGTGTGCGTATCGTCAATGGAAGGCAGATTCACATTGCAATCTTAATCATGGATATAGCTTCTCAATGAAATTCTATTTTGGCGGGAACAATCTGGATGCAAGGGCGTGGATGGCCGATTACGGCGGGCTTAAAGAACTTAAAAGTATTTTGGAAAGCCAATTTGACCACACTACCTTAGTAGCCGAAGATGATCCAGAACTTGAATTTTACAAAGAAATGGAACGTCGTAAGTTGGCTAAGTTAACTATATTACCTAAGTTAGGTTGCGAAGGTCTGGCTGATCAACTTTACAAATATGTAAACGGTGTTTATATCCCGGATATGTGGGGTCAAGCAGAAGCTGATCGATTGTGGTGCTATCGTGTAGAGGTACGTGAAACACAGGCAAATATGGCTTTTAGAGAGGGGCATAGGGAGTGGAACGAAGATTTATTTGCCTGATAATATACGCATATAAATATTTGTATGACTAAACCAAAAATATCCATACTTTTAGCCACACGTACACGTACAGAAATGCTAAAGAAAAGTTTAGCAAGTCTAGTAGACCTTGCGTCAGACCCAACTAATCTAGAAATACTATTGGCATTCGACGACGATGATGCCGAAACAGTTGATTGGGTGCAGGAAAATGTTCTACCTGATCTCAACGATGCCGGAGTTGGCTACTCCTGTTTGAGTTTTGAAAGACTAGGCTACATCCGTCTCAACGAATACTATAATAAACTAGCCACGGAGGCCGATGGCGACTGGCTGTTTTTCTGGGGCGACGATGCCATTATGGAAACACAGGATTGGGACTTACAACTAATTGCCCACACTGGTAAATTCCGTATGTTAAGAGCATTAACACACAAATGTCATCCGCTGGCAATCTTTCCTATTGTGCCAAAGATGTGGGTCGATATGTTTGGTTATTTTAGCGCACATCAACTCAACGATAATTGGGTCAGTCAAGTTGCTTACATGTCCGATATTGTTGAGAACATTGATGTAAACATAGAACACGATCGTTTCGATCTCACTGGTAACAACAATGACGAAAACTTTCAAAATCGTCCTATGCTAGAAGGTAATCCAAAAGATCCAAGAGATTTCCATCATCCTACTTGGTCTGCTCGTCGTGTCGCTGATGCAACGAAAATCATTGAATATCGTAAATCTCAAAACGAAGATACCAGCTGGTGGGATAATGTCCAGGCCGGCAAACAAGACATTTGGGCAAAATTAAAAGCCAACGATGTAAACAAACAAATGGTTCAGTTTAATCTTCCACCAAATCTAAGTGCAAAACCATGACAGCAAATATTGATGATGTAAAAAACTTTTGGGATTTGAGACCCTGTAATATTAATCACTCTAAAAAAGAATTGGGTAGTCAAGAGTATTTTGACGAGGTTGAACGGAAAAAGTTATTTGTTGAGCCTAATATTTTAGAGTTTACTCAATTTGAAACATGCCGTGGCCTTCGAGTATTAGAAATTGGATGCGGACTCGGTACTGCCGCTATAAACTTTGCTCGTCACGGTGCTGACTACACAGGATTTGATCTATCACAAAAAAGTGTAGACATGGCCCAACAGCGATTTGAAGTCTATGGTTTTCCTGGTAAATTCTATCAAGGCAATGCCGAAACATTGGATCAATATTTACCCGAAGGCAAGTATGATTTGATCTACAGTTGGGGAGTAATACATCATAGCCCAGACCCAAAGAAAATTATAGAACAAATTAAAAACTATCTAGCACCCGATGGTACTTTTAAATTTATGCTATATGCTAAAAACTCTTGGAAGAGTTTTATGATTGATGCTGGATTTGATCAACCCGAAGCACAGTACGGTTGTCCTATTGCCTACACCTATTCCGAAGATGACATTCGAGAATTGTTAGGAGATGCGTTTGAGATTGTTGGCATGACACAAGATCATATCTTTCCGTATCAAATTGAACCGTACAAACGAGGTGAGTATATTAAACAGCCGTGGTTTGAAAATATGCCTGTACAAGTATTCCGTGTACTAGAAAAGCGACTGGGCTGGCACTTAATGATTACTGCAAAATTAAAGGATTAAAATGAATATTGGCGTTGTCGGTGTAGGAAGATTAGGTATATGTTTTGCGTTGTTACTTGAACGGGCTGGACATCAAGTACTGGGGTCTGACATCCGTGCAAACTATGTGGCCAATCTTAATCGTAAACAGATTACAACTAACGAACCACAGGTGGCTGATATGTTGGCTGTCAGTACTAATTTTACTGCTACAACAGATACACGCCAGGTAGTTGAACAAAGTGATGTTATTTACATCATGGTAGCCACTCCATCATTGTCCGACGGTAGCTATGATATATCTGCTGTACAGCGTGTTGTAGAAGATGTTAAAGAATGTGACTTTGATCTTACTGGGAAGATCTTAGTAGTTGGATGTACCACAAACCCAGGCGATTGTGCTACAATACAAAAAGAGTTAGCTGAGCTTGGTGTAAAGGTATTGTACAATCCAGAGTTTATTGCCCAAGGATCTATTATCCGTGACTTGCAACAGGCCGATATGGTTTTGATTGGGGGCAATGATCAAACAGTTATGGATACCTATGCTCAATTATATGATGGCATACAGACCACTACACCACAGGTACACACCATGAGCCTAACTGCCGCAGAGATAGTCAAGATTGGTGTTAACTGTTTCTTAACTACAAAAATCAGTTATGCCAACACACTAGGACAAGTATTGATTCGTAGCGGACTTAACGAGGATGTAGAGAAAGCATTGGCCGCAGTTGGCGCCGATGACCGTGTAGGGAAAAAATATCTCAAATTTGGGTTTGGATTTGGTGGCCCTTGCCTGCCCAGAGACAACCGTAGTTTTGGGCACTATGCCAACAAGTTAGGGTTGAAATTTAATCTTGGTTCTATTGTAGATGGGTTTAATCGTGAACATGCTGAGTTTTTAAAAAACTATTTTATTGAGATTAATCCTAAGCATTATCCTTATTATATGGATACCATATCCTATAAAAAAAACACAGACATATTTGAAGAAAGTCAGCAACTATTACTTTGCCACGATTTACTTGCGGCTGGGCATACTGTTTATGTAGAACCAAATGATCTTATACCGCAGGTAGTTAAAGATGGCTTAACCGATCGATATAAGGATCGTGTTAAATTTGTTCCTTTAAAACAACTAAATGAATCATTTATACACATTGATCTATGACCACACCATATCTTTCTGTAGTAATAGTAGGGCGCAATGACGACTACGGTGTTAATTTTTTAGATAGAATTAATACTTTTATTCGTAGTCTTGATTATCAAGTTTGCAACTATCCAAATCTCATAGAGTTAGTTGTTGTAGAATGGAATCCATTAGCAGATCGTGCTCCATTAAGGGATGTACTTGTTAAGACTAATAATTTAGATATTAGAATTATAACAGTGCCTGCAGAAGTACACGATAAGATAGGACACCCAAGTCCTGTGTTAGAATATTACGGTAAAAATGTTGGTATTCGTCGAGCTAAAGGACAGTTTGTTCTTACGACCAATCCCGACATATTGTTTACCAATGAATTAGTTGATTGGTTTAACCAACGACAGCTTAGAGTTGATTCTTTCTACCGCACAGATAGACACGATTTTCATGGAGAAGGTATTGTCGATGTACCTGTTGAAGAGTATATATTGTTTGCCTGTGCCCATACTTTTCAAAGTCATATAATAACGGACAAAGAAAGTGCTACTATTACTATCGAATCGCCGGTTGAGTTGAATAGCTTGCCAGCAAGCCCTGCTGATAGTTTAGGAATACATACCAACGGTGCTGGAGATTTTATTCTTGCTAGTAAAGAATCATTTTTTACGGCCAGGGGAGTATTTGAAAGTGTTGACCAACTTTATCATCTAGACAGTTTATCAGTTATTCGTCTGGTGCATAAACAAATAAAACAAGTAATTGTAACGGCCCCAATGTGTATATTCCATCAAGACCATGAAAGAAAAGCAGTAGACAAATTTGATGTTAAAGATGTTATTGATAAAGCAAAAACTCCTGGCGCTACCAACTGGGGTTTACAAAATATAGAATTACCAGAATGGACTAATAAAAAAATGAGTCAAGTAACAGTAGAAACACACGGACAGGATTTACAATATATGTTGGCCAAGACCAAATTTGGTCACGATACTACAGACAAACATCAACTAACTTTTTTTGCTCTGGCAATGAGTATTGGTGCTAAACAAATACTCGAGTTGGGTGTGCGAGATGGCAATTCGACTATGCCGTGGTTACTGGCCGCAAAAGAACTAGGCGGATTTGTAGATTCTGTAGATTTGGAACCTACCAGTTGGCAGTGCCCGGATGCACTTAAATCTTATTGGAAATTTACACAGTCTGATGCTATTAAATTTTTAGAAGATTGTGTAGACAAACAAACACAGTACGATTTAATCTATATTGATGACTGGCATTCCTACTCCCATGTCAAACGCGAACTTGAACTAGTCGAAGACATGATAACTCCTAGTGGTATCATATTACTACACGATTTAATGTATAACAACAGCCAGCCCGAATATCATATGGAGTTAAATACTACCGATGCTCAGTGGGCCGAGGGTGGTCCATATAGAGCTGTAGCCGAGTTAGATCCTACCGTATGGGAATGGGCCACTATTCCATCAAACCACGGCATGACTCTGTTGCGTAAAAAAAGTCAAACTATAAGGACTGTATTTTGAAATATCTTGTATTAGGATCAGCAGGACAACTTGGATTAGCCCTATGTGATTATTTGAGCAAGCAGGGCCATACGGTATCGACCTATGACATTGCCAGCGATGCTGATCAAGATCTGCGTGTGCCAGCTAATCTAGTATTAGAACAATTAGTCCAAGACAGTGATTTTGTATTTTTTCTAGCATGGGATGTAGGTGGTAGTACCTATCTTGCCCGATACCAAGATACTTTTGAATTTATACAAAATAATCTTAAAATAATTACCAACACATTCGAAACTTTAAAGAAACAATGCAAACCATTTATATTTGCGTCAAGCCAGATGGCCAACATGAGTTACAGTAGCTATGGACTAACAAAGAGTATAGGTGAAAAAATTACCAGCGTCTTGGGTGGTGTCACTGTAAAGTTTTGGAATGTCTACGGTGTAGAGCACGATCCAGAAAAGACACACGCTATCACAGATTTTATCAACAAGGCCAAGAATACCGGCGTGATCGATATGCTCACAGACGGTACCGAATCACGGCAGATGCTACACGCTACTGACTGCTCTGAATGCCTATATCTACTCAGTACTAAATATTCAGAACTTCCTAGAGATCAAGAGTATCATATAACCAGCTTCGAGTGGACTACTATGTTGGACATCGCTAATATGATTGCTGGACATTTTCCCGGAACTGTAGTACAACCAGCACAGGCAAAAGACATGATACAAAAAGACAAACGCAATGAGGCTAACACCGGTATACTTAACTACTGGCAACCAAAAATATCTCTTGTTGACGGTATTAAAAATATTATCGATGAAATGAACAAGTGATAGCTATAGGTAAAGATTTCTGGGAGGCAGAACATAAAAACAACTCGGGCTGGATTACAGGCACAGAATTTGAGAGTTTATTAAATCAATTTGGATTAACTGTTAACAATATAAAAGACAAAAAAGTTTTGGAAGTCGGCACTGGGCGAGGATTCTGTTCTCGAGAGTTTAGCAAATATTCTAGTGAATTACACTGCTGTGATATCTCTGACTCTGCGTTAGAAAAAGTAAAAATTTTTGCCAAACAAACTTATCAAACAGCGGATATTGCACAATCCCCGGCGGTTGACTTAGCTATTGCCCATTTAGTATTTGTACATTGTACTGATGAAGAGATGTTAAGAATCATTAATGGCGTAACTCTAGCTGATGGTGGTCGATTTATGTTTCAAGTTTCAGGAGTAAAAGATGGCATATTAACTACCCAAGCAAAAGAAAAACTTGTCGACGATGGTAGCCATTTTTTTAGAAGCGTAGAAGAAACCAAAGAGATTATTGTTCGTAGTAATAAGGAATTTGTTTCAATGATTGGGCCTAATGATATTCTGCATGAAGGATGGTTTGATCATCAATGGTATTATGTAACTGTGCAAAACAAAATATAGACGCACACTACAAATTCGCATATATACAGAATAAAATTTTATAGGATCAACAATGAAAAAAGTCTTAGTTTGCGGTGCAGGTGGATTTATTGGTGGGCATTTGGTTACTAGTCTTAAAGAAAAAGGCTACTATGTTATTGGTGCTGATATTAAACAGCACGAGTATAAAACAACCGATGCCGACGAGTTCTATCAATACGATTTGCGTGAGCAAGATCTAGTACGCAAACTTGTAACTCCAGATATTGACGCCATTTATCAATTAGCCGCAGACATGGGCGGTGCCGGCTATGTGTTTACCGGTGTAAACGATGCAAACATCATGCATAACTCTGCACTGATTAATCTTAATATCTTAGAAGCCATGGTTAAAAATGACATTAAGAATGTATTCTATTCTAGTTCAGCTTGTATGTATCCTAGCCACAATCAAGAAGATCCAAGTAATCCATTGCTGTCAGAAGAGTCAGCATATCCTGCTAACCCGGACAGCGAGTACGGTTGGGAAAAATTGTTCAGTGAGCGTGTGTTCCTGGCTTTTGCTAAAAACTATGGCATCCGTGCCCGTGTTGCCCGTTTCCATAATATTTTTGGTCCACTTGGATCTTGGAAGGATGGTAAGGAAAAGGCTCCGGCGGCCCTGTGCCGTAAGGTAGCCCAAAGTAATGGTGAAGTTGAAGTATGGGGCCCTGGTGTACAAACTCGTAGCTTCCTGTTCATCGAAGAGTGCATCGAGGGCATCCATCGTATTATGGAAAGCGATTGCAACTTTCCACTCAATTTAGGTAGCGAGCGTATGATCAGCATTAACGATCTTGCTCTATTAGTTGCTCAAATTGCCAATAAGGATATCACTATCAAAAATATTCCAGGCCCAATGGGTGTCATGGGTCGTAATAGCCATAACAAACTGATCAAAGAAACAATCGGTTGGGCGCCTGGCGACAAGTTAGAATATGGTTTAGAGAAAACCTACGCCTGGATTAGTGAACAACTACAGAAATAAATTATTGACAAACTGTGTTAAAACTAGTATAATGTATAGATGAAGAAGATATATTATACTTGGCAGGATGTTGAGAATCAGACTCAAGAGATCCTACGTCAGCTACAACGTGATGCATGGATGCCCGATTATGTTGTTGGACTAACACGCGGTGGATTAGTTCCTGCTAATCTAATTAGTCAATATTTAGAATGCCCAATGGAAACTCTTAAAGTTAGCCTACGAGATGATAATAGTCAACCCGAAAGTAACTTATGGATGGCCGAGGATGCTTATAATGGTAAAAAGATTCTTATTGTAGACGACATTAACGATTCTGGTGCTACATTAAATTACATTAAACAAGATTGGCAGGAGAGTTGTTTACCAGAAGCTGATCGCTGGTTTAAAGCATGGGGTAACAATGTCCGTGTCGCCACCTTAGTAGATAACGAAGCAAGTGCTAGTGAATTAAATGTTAGTTATTCAGCCGTCGGCCTAAATAAGGCTGAAGAAGATTCGTGGATTGTTTTTCCTTGGGAAGATTGGTGGAAGTGAGATTACTAGCTAAAATTATATTGATTTTTTTATTTGGTCTAAATACATCCTGGGCCGACACCTGGATTAGCATTGGCGGTGGCACTTATCATACTTGTGAAACTTGTGGGTATAACGGTGTTAATCCAGGATTAGGAATACAAACCGACTATTCAAAAGACTTGCGTTTTGTAGCAGGTGGATATTATAATAGCTACTATAAAGCTAGTTTTTATGGTGGCGGTGCTTGGCAACCAATACAGTACGAAATAATTAAAGTTGGAATAGTTGGCGGTGTAATATCAAACTATAATAATCTACGGGTGCCACTAATGGCATTACCCGTTATTAGTATAGAAGGTGAGCGACTAGGTATTGACATTATGGGTATTCCGACAATAACAAACCATTCTGGTATTATAACTGCAAATTTAAAATTTAAATTATGAAAATTAAAGTAAGCGAATTATTTTATAGTCTACAAGGCGAGGGTCGCTTTGTTGGTGTGCCCAGCGTGTTCTTGCGTACATACGGGTGTAACTTTACCTGTGCAGGATTTGGTTGCAAGCCAGGAGAAAAGTCAACAGGTGCAGATGATGTAGCTGAAGTGGTTCATATGTATAATAACTTCTTAGAGTTACCACTGGTTGAAACCGGCTGTGATAGCTACGCATCTTGGCATCCAGCATTCAAGCATCTGAGCCCTACATACGAAACAGCAGATCTAGTAGAAAAGATGCTAGAACTAACTCCTAACAATATGTGGGCCCAGAATAATGGCAATGATGTACATTTGGTAATTACAGGTGGTGAACCTTTGCTAGGGTGGCAACGTGCCTATGCAGAATTATTAAGTCATCCACGTATGGCAGATTTAAAGAATATTACATTTGAAACAAATGGTACTCAAGAATTACACGCAGACTTTAAACTGTATTTGATTAAATGGGCTCAAGAGGTTCCGGGTCGCGAAGTTACATTTAGTGTTAGTGCCAAATTAAGTGCGTCGGGAGAAACTTGGGCGGATGCAATTAAGCCAGAGATTGTGCAGAGCTATCAATTATATGGACACACCTATCTTAAGTTTGTTGTTGAAACCGAAGAACATGTGGATGAAGCTGTTCGTGCTGTGGATGCGTTTCGCAAAGGTGGGTGTACTGGTGTAGTTTATTTGATGCCGCAAGGCGGACTTCAAGGTAGTTACGAACAGAATTTGCGTAGTATTGCAGATATTTGTGTGGAACGAGGATTTAATTTAAGTCCAAGACTTCATTGTTCTATCTGGGGGAATGGCTGGGCAAGATGATATAATTCCCCATTTATTGCTAAATAAATATGTAATGAATGGGGAAATATGAAAAAGTCTGCTTATACACATAAAGAGTTTGTTGATAAAGTAAAATCTGTAAATCCTGATATTTCTGTTGTAGGTAACTATGCCGGAGTAGAAAAGAAGATAGAGATTAGTTGTAAACATAATGGTAGTAATATGGTCTACGCATATTCGCTGTTAAAATCTCGAAATTGCTGTCGCAAAGGATATTTTGAAACAAGAACTCTACACAATAAGAAAGCTATAGAACAAAGAAAAGCAGAAATAGATAAAGTGTTTAATTTAGCCATCAATACTAAAGATGCTGTATATAATGATAGTAGAGATAAGATATTAAATTTAATTTGCAAAGATCATAATGTTGTATTTGACCAATGGGTTGGTTCGCTAATCAAAGGCATCGGTTGTCCAGAATGTGGTAAAGAAAATAAGCACGATGCAGGTGTTAGAATGTTAAAAGTAGCAAGACAGAAACAATTAGAGTTAGGTAGTGCAAAGTATGTGTCAAAAAGTGAAACTAAATGGTTAGATTCTTTAGGTGTGCCAGTTAGACAAAAGTGGTTAGATGATGTGAAATATAGCGTAGACGGATATGACCCTTCTTCTAATACTGTATATTTGTATCACGGAAGATTTTGGCACGGATGTTTAGAAACTTATAATCCAGATGACATACATCCAATATTAAAAGTTAAAATGAAACAATTACATGAACAAACACTAAGTTGGGAAAAGAAAATTAAAGATGCTGGCTATAACTTAGTAGTGCAATGGTCAAAATAAAAACAAGGTACGGAATGTTCCCACAAGGATTATACAATATAAATCATATGCCAATACCAGAATTTCATCATTCTCCCGAAAACTATGACGACAAGAGATTTTTAAGTCAAGGCTATAATCAACTTAGTTGGTCGTTATGGCCGCGTCGCTGTCACGGTACTAACAAGTGGCTGTGGTTTACCCAGGCATATTGTGCTAGGTATGTAATTACAGGGCCTGGCGATCCTGCTATATGGGTTCGTTGGTATAGTCGTGAAGAAATGTTAGTATTAAAATTAAAAGGATATTAAGTGACAACTTTTACAACAGAAGATAGATTATCAGCAACCAACTTACTACAAGATCGCATTACCGCCTGGATTAAAAACTATGCTCAACAGGCTGGTATGAAGTCATTAGTAATAGGTATCTCGGGTGGCATTGATAGTGCTGTGGTTAGTGCCCTATGTGCTCACACTGGATTGAATACGGTTGCTGTGTCTATGCCCATTCGCCAGCGTCCGGATCTACACGATTTAAGTATGCGTCAAGGTGCTTGGCTAGCCAACAACTTTAATAATGTTCGTCACGAAATTATTGATTTAACTACAACCTTCGATGAGTTTGAACGTCATCTTGCTACCTATCCTAACGAACTAGGACTAGCTAACAGTCGTAGCCGATTGCGTATGGTTACACTGTATCAAATTGCACAGAGCGTACAAGGAATTGTAGTAGGCACAGGCAACAAAGTAGAAGATTTTGGTGTAGGATTTTATACCAAATATGGTGATGGTGGAGTAGACATTAGTCCTATTGCTGACTGTTATAAAACTGAAGTATGGCAAATGGGCCGTGAGCTCGGTATACTCGAAGATATTATTAATGCGGCTCCTACAGATGGACTTTGGGATGATGGTCGCACTGACGAAGATCAACTAGGTGGACTTAGCTACGCTGATTTAGAAATGGCAATGCAAGTAGACGAGGCTGGTATGAACATATATGATCCAGCAATACAGGATATTGTAGAGAAATATTGTGCGATCCGTAGTCGCAGTCTACACAAGATGAATCCAATTCCTGTGTTTAAGAAATAGGATAACAATGTCAAAGATAGGATTCATTGGAATTGGAAAATTAGGATTAGCTTGTGCCGAGGTGTTTGCTGAAAAACACGAAGTGCGTGGCTATGACATTTATCCACGTACTAGCGACTTTGTTAAGGTATGTGGTATTGAAGAATTGGTCCAGGAGAGTGAATGGATCTTTATTGCTGTTCCAACTCCACACGCAGAAGGATACGATGGTAGTGTTCCATCAAGTCACATGGAGCCTAAAGATTTTAATTACGATGCTGTTCGTATAGCTCTCAACTATATCAATACCTATGCTAGAAGCTCTAAAAAGGTAGTGTTAATTAGTACAGCATTACCTGGTAGCACTCGTAAACATTTTATACCACAGCTAGATACACAACATCAATTCCTTTACAATCCATATTTGATTGCCATGGGATCGGTCAAGTGGGACATGGTTAATCCCGAAATGATCATGATTGGCACCGAAGATGGTAAGTGGAATGGTGTAGCTGGTGAACTTAAAGAATTGTATAATACAATTATGCAAAACAATCCACGATATGAAATTGGCACCTGGGATGAGTGCGAAGCCATTAAGATTTTCTACAATACATTTATCAGTACTAAAATTGGTCTTGCTAACATGATACAAGACTTTGCAATGAAGATTGGTAATATCAATGTTGATGTGGTAACTGATGCATTGGCACACAGTACCATGCGTATTATGGGTCCTAAGTACATGACCGCAGGTATGGGCGATGCGGGTGCTTGCCATCCTAGAGATAACATTGCCCTGCGTTGGCTAGCCGAAGAATATGATGTTGGCTATGATTTCTTTGATACAGTAATGCATGCCCGTGAAATACAGGCAAAGAACCTAGCCGAGTTTTTAGTTATAGAATCTACTAAATCTAAATTACCAATTGTCATACACGGAAAAGCATATAAGCCGGATGTTGAGTATTGTATTGGCAGTTATAGTACCCTAGTAGGACATTACATCAACGAATGTGGGTTTGATGTTAGTTATGTTGATCCATTGGCAGATAATCAAGATCAAGTTGTAGACGCAGTAAATACACCAGCAGTGTTTTTATGGGCACATAATCGTAAAATTACTTACGAATACACCGGAGATCAATTAGATACGCAACCATATTGTTCTATACTACCAGGATCGGTTATTGTTGATCCATGGCGCAAATTACCCGTTGACATGCCTGGCATCAAAGTAGTACACTATGGAAATACAAGGAAATAAATTATGAAATTTTTTGATCGATTTAAAAAGAAAAAGCCCGAAGTTAAAGCAGAACCAAAACCAAAAAAGGTTGTGGAATCAAAAACTGAAAAAGAGATTGCCACAGAAAAAGGCGAAGCCTATGTCAATATTCTAAGCATGGATGTTGATCCTGAAAATATCAGCGCAGGAGCATTTGAATTAGATTGGAATGAAAAGTTTGTAGCTGATCTAGTTCGCCACGGTTACATGATGGATAAAAACGATACCGATGCTGATATCGTTGATCGTTGGTTTACTGCTGTGTGCCGTAATGTTGTACTTGAAACTTGGGAACAAGAACAAGCAATGAACCCCGAGCGTGATCGTGTTGTTAAAAGCCGAAACATAGGTGACGGTCTTAGCGAAGTGTCATGATATTTAATCACATACGCAAACTCAAAGACGATGGTAAGAAGATTGGCATTACTTTCTCCACCTTCGACCTTTTTCATTCTGGACATATTGCCATGCTTGCCGAAGCAAAGAATCATTGCGATTACTTGATTTGTGGATTGCAAACCGATCCAACAATAGATCGTCCCAATACTAAAAACGCACCCGTTCAAAGTATCGTAGAGCGTCAAATTCAATTGGCTGCTTGCCGTTATGTAGACGAAGTAGTAGTGTATCAAACAGAACAAGATTTAATTGACTTACTATTAATCCTCCCGTTGGATATTCGTGTACTTGGTGTTGAATACCAAGACAAAGGATTTACCGGCGAACACGAGGGCGGGTTACGCGGTATCAAACATATATTCAATGCTAGAGATCACTCATTCTCTAGTTCAGGTCTACGTAGTCGTGTGGTAGAAGCTGAAACTATAAAACTACTCAAGAAACAATGATACTCTATGTAAATGGCGACAGTCATACCGCGGCGGCTGAGGCAGTTAATCCGCATGCCTTTGCCATGGACGATGGTCAATATTTTTACCTAGGTCGAGCACCACACCCTGATAATTTATCGGTTAGTTGGGGGAAATTATTAAGTCTGGCATTACGTAGTGGGTTTCATTGTGCAGCAGAAAGTGCCAGCTCAAATGCTAGAATCTTAAGAACTACTCGTGCCTGGCTTACAGAACAAAAAAATAACCTACAAGATATTTTAGTTGTTATTCAATGGTCAACATGGGAACGAGAAGAATGGTTGCACAATGGCATTACCTATCAAGTCAACGGCAGTGGCATTGACCATGTGCCTCAGGAAGCACAAGAAAGATATCGTAACTATATAATTGGTCTGGATTGGCAAGCTAAAACTCAAGAAGCACACAACGATATTTGGGCATTCCATCAAGAATTACTTGCCCAAAACATACCCCATGTATTCTTTAATGGTAATAATGATTTTGGTTCAATCCAAGACCAACGAGATTGGGGACTCAATTACATCGGACCATATGATCCTGCGTTAACCTACAATGCAGTAATTAGGGCCAATAGCATCGAAACAGTAGCACCCAATTCTTGGCATTTTGGACGTGATGGGCATGCAACCTGGAATCGATTTATCCTAAATTACATTATTAAAAATAAGTTTATTTGAGTTGACAACCTTGCAGGAATATGCTATACTGTTAGTATGAAATATGTCCTTATAGATACTGCNAATNTNTTCTTCCGTGCCAGGCATGGCGCTTTCCGTGCCAGCGACACCTGGGAAAAAGTAGGATTTGCCCTACATGTTACCTTGATGGCCGCTAATAAAATGGCCCGTAGATTTGAAGCAGATCATGTAGTTTTTGCCTTAGAAGGACGTAGCTGGCGCAAGGACCATTACAAGCCCTATAAAGCTAATCGTGCTGTAGCTAGGCAAGCTCTTACAGATGCAGAACAAGAAGAAGATAAAATGTTCTGGGAAACGTATGATAATTTGACTAAATACTTGAGTGAGAGGACCAACTGTAGCGTATTACGTTGTCCTACCGCAGAAGGCGACGATATCATTGCTCGCTGGATTGCATTACACCCCCAAGACGAACATGTAGTAATTTCAAGCGATACTGACTTCGTTCAATTGCTTGCTTCAAATGTTAAACAATACAATGGAATTACAGACGAATTACATACTATAGAAGGAATCTTTGATGCCAAAGGTAAACCAGTTATCGACAAGAAAACAAAAGAGCCTAAGACTATTCCTGATCCGCAGTGGCTTCTCTTCGAGAAGTGTATGCGCGGTGACAGCTCAGATAATGTCTTCTCGGCATTCCCTGGTGTTCGGACAAAAGGTACCAAAAACAAAGTCGGCTTACAAGAAGCGTTTGGCGACAAGGATAAAAAAGGTTACAGTTGGAACAACCTTATGTTGCAAAGATGGACTGATCCAGACGGAGTCGAACATCGTGTCTTGGATGATTACGAACGCAATCGTACGCTAATTGATTTAACGGCACAACCAGAAGAAATTAAAACAGTAGTAGACACTTGTATACGTGAACAAATTAGTCACAAAGACATTGGACAAGTTGGTGTGAGGTTTATGCAGTTCTGTGGCAAGTATGAATTGAATAAGTGCAGTGAGTCAGCCGATTCATTTGGTCGGTGGTTGAATGAAACATATAAAGGAGTATTAAATGGCTAAGGACATTTTTTGGGTCACAGTGACATTTGGTATTTTAATTGCAATATTAACATTAGTATTACTACCAGGTAGCAACGGTAGTGTAGTCGTTGTACAATATGATTGCCGGATATTGATCGGTGGCTGGCATCCAGATGTGCCAGTAGCAGTACAAGAAGAATGTAGGAAAAGGAGTAACAAATGACACTAATAGCTCTACCAGTAGTAGACAAACAATATTGGATTTTAAAAGATAACGACCGCAAGGTTGGTAATGTAGAAGCTTGTGCCGGTGGGTATCAAGTTAAAATCAATGATCAAATTTTACAGTATAAGACTATCAAGATGGTCGAACAACGAGTTCATATTCAGTTTGAGCCGTTGCCAAAGACGGTTAAAGAAAAGCCAACTAACTTAGTACACGGGTATCCTGTAGCAGGCCGCATGTACAATCCTATGTGGGACGTTCCGCAAAAGCTGCCAATCTATACAAAGACCAATAAAAGTAAATCGTGGTTTGCGGCAGGTTGGTACCAGGTAAAGAAAGGTCGTGCGTGGCAAGTGCTACAAGGACCAAAACTAATTATGTTACAACGATATCCATATCACGGCCCGTTCCATTCAAAGGAGGAAGCACACAGTCATGACTAATCCATTTAGAGATCAAGAGAAGTTTATGCGAGCCTGCGACCAAACTGTGGGCACAGAAAATACCGAACAGTATAAACTATACTTAGATCTAATCGAAGAAGAAGTACAAGAGCTTAAAGACTCAACCACACCAGTAGACGACCTTGATGCATTAGTTGATATTTTAGTTGTTACTATAGGTGCTATCCATTCAATGGGTGCCGATGCCGAGGGTGCCTGGCGAGAAGTCATGGCAACAAACTTTGCTAAAATTGACAAGGTAACCGGTCGTGTACGTAAACGTGAAGATGGTAAAGTTCTTAAACCCGAAGGGTGGACTGCTCCTGACTTAATGAAATATGTAAACAGGAATCATCAATGAGCATTTATCTACAAAAGTATGTTGACCGTGTTAGAGGGCTCGAAGCTCGTGGGTCTAAAGACTTTACTATGAGCATGGCTGATGCCAAAGACTTACATGCTGACATTACTAGACTGTTAATAGACCTTCAAAATCTAAGAGAACAGTCGCTAAAAGCACCAGAAGAAGAGGTAATTACTATAAAAATGGACGGTGGAACTTTCTAAAAGTACCTATATTTTAGCATAAATAAATGTAGGAGTATTATAATGTCCAGACCAAAGCCTACAGTACTAGTCGAAATAACTAACAAGTCTACCTATAAGACCGAGCAGGTATTGTCCAGCGAGGGTATATGGGCGGTATTTTTTGATAGTAACCCGATTAACCTCAAGACNAGCAATTTATTGGTGCAATATCCCGGTCCCAAATATAAAAAAGTTTCGTTCTCTAATCCNGGGCATGCTATTAACCTCGCCCGCAAACTTAACACACAATTTAAAACAGAAAAGTTTTCTGTGGTATTACTCACAGCCGGCGACAAAGTTTATCCATAATGTGCGTAATAAAAAGAAACTTACAGAAGAACTAGTNAAGCAACTAGATCCTGAACTCGGACTTACAGTCAAGAGATCATTACATACCTGGTGGTTTAATATACGAAANAANGGNGGNATGAGATTAACCACTGCTGGCTATCGTGTATTTTGTGATGAGTTAGATCTTACTTATTATGAATTTTCTATCAATAATCCGCACGATTTTAATCAACATAT